GCCGAGAAGAAGGCCGAGTAACATCCCGCCAGAACGGCAATGCATCGCCAGCGGGATTCACACCTCGCTGGCTTTTCCATTATGGACCCAATCCTCAGCATAGCCCAAGGAGTGGCCAACGCCACGCTCAACAAGATCATAGATCAGAAAGACCAAACCCTTGAAGATGGACAGAAAGACAATCGCCTACGCGACGATCTCCTTGCTCGCGCTGATGCCGCTGGGCTGCGCCCCAACAAGAGTGGTGATGGTCCCGCCAGGACAACCCGTCAGACTGGCTGAAAACGTCAAAGCCCATGTGTGGGCCAAAGATGCCAGCGGTAACACCGTCAAAAGCCGAAACCGCGTGACAATCCACGAGGGTTGGTACGCACTACCTCCAAGAGAATAGTATGGGAACACCACTCACAGGCAGTACCGTCGCCAGCACCTACACTGGCCTGCTGAAGACAGCCGATAACGCCACGCTGACAGGTGTTCTCAGAACACTCAGCGACGGCAGCGGAAACGATTCCGCACTCCAAGTCTCCACCACCGCGCTCAACTCCACCGGAGACTTCAGCGTCGCAACCAGCCGCTTCACGGTCGCTTCCGCCAGCGGCAACACCGCTGTGGCCGGCACCCTCAACGTCACCGGCGTCACCTCCCTGAGCTCGCTCATCACCAGCGGCAATGCCACGATCGGTGGAACGCTCGGTATCACCGGTGGCCTCACGATCCCCGGCACCCTGTCAGTCACCGGCATCTCCACGCTCACCGGCGCGGTTGGCATGGGCAGCACCCTCAACGTCACTGGAGCCTCCACATTGGCCAGCCTTGGTGTCACCGGCGCTGCTACGGTCGGAACCACACTGGGCGTCACCGGACTCTCTACGCTCGCCAGCCTCGCGGTTACCTCAGGATCCACGCTCAATAGTCTCGCGGTTACCAATGCGGCCACGATCGGCACCACGCTCGGTGTGACCGGCTTGTCCACCCTGGCGATCCTGTCGGTGACGGGGGCTGCAACGGTGGGATCTACGCTTGGTGTCACCGGCAATACCACGCTCACCGGAGATCTTGCGGCCAATGGCAACACCACGCTGGGCAATGCCGGCACGGACACGCTGACTCTCAACTCGGACAACATCACCGCTCCGAACATTTCGACGGTCACCGTTGATCTGGCCAACGACAAGGTGCTCATCTCCGATGCAAGCGACTCCAGTAAGGTAAAAGTGGTGACAGCCAATTCACTTGGCATCAACGCATCCAACGCTCCTCAGTGCGTTCAGCAGGTTGCTGATGATCGATACAACTACACTGGATCACTCACTGGTCCTGGAACCGAGATCGCCTCTGTAACAAGGTCAATCACTCCTCGGTCCACTTCGTCCAAGATTCTGGTCAGCATCGTCCTGAATTACTCAACACTGGTTAACGCCTCTCAATTCGTATTGTTCCGTGTAACCAGAAACGGAACCGAGATCGGCACTTCGATTGGCACAGGCCAGAAAGGTATTGCTTCAGGAAGCTACGAAGACGGTGAGGTCAATGCGATCAACAACACGAAGATCGAGTTCCTCGATTCCCCGTCATCGTCCACTTCAACAACGTACAAGGTTCACATCTTCTCTCCGTTGTCGGTCACGAACCTGTACCTCAACTACGCGATAAACGGTGGATCCAGCTTCACAACAATCTCCGCCATGACGCTCCAAGAGTTCTTCGCATGAAACCCTCCGAAGTAGCCCAAGCGGCCTGCGACAAGCTCTCGTTCACGGACTCGGCCACCCTCACGTTGGCTAAGAAGTTCTGCATCCGTCGCTACTCGATGATCTGGGACTCGTGCCTCTGGAACGATACCCTCGGAGTCGTCTCAACACCCGTCACAGACGGCCAAGAACTCGTCACCATCTCCGAGTACGTCACCGCCACGTACACTTCCGGGACCGGTTACAACATGTTCCTCGACTTCCCGGTCGCATCCCGTTTCACGGTCTCCGGTGATACCGATGGTATCGAAGTACCAGCCGCCGAATGGGTCTCGTTCTTCCAGCTCGATCCCAACACTTGGAACAACGTCGATAGCCGCAAGTCCACACCCGGCAACTTTGTCAACTGGGCTCGCGTCCTCGGTGTCTCCTACGGTGAAGCCGGTGTCCCGCGCATCAAGCTCATCCCGACACCCAATACCAACGGCACCCTCTTCATCCTGGGCAAGAAACAGTCCCAGATGCGCCAGTTCGGCGAAGCCCAGACCATCTCGAACGATACCAACTTCGAGCTGCGCGGCGTCGAGAACGCACTGATGGCCTACACAGAAGGCGATCTCCTCGAATACTCCCGGCAGTACGGGAAGGCGCAGGCCAAGTTCCAAGAGGGCGCTGCTCAGGTCTCCATCATGAAAGACATGGAGCGTGGCCAACAGCAGCAGATCAGCCGCATCATCCCGGATAGCCTCTACGATTACACGTTCCAGGACATCCTCTAATGCCTTTCCAATCCTCAGACGCGCTCGATGACCAAATGCTTCTGGATGGAAGCAACGGCTTCTCCACCGGGGTCATCTCCGCCACTCGTCCCGATGCCATTCCTGCCACCAGCATGGAAGAGGCAATCAACATGGACTATGACGACTTCGGCAACCTCGTCACACGCCTCGGGACCCTGTCGCTGACCGGCAACAGCGAATCGCGCAACTGGGAAGACATCATCACCAACTGGGAGTCCACCACTTCCAACTTTGCCAGTAACCTACCCACCAACTCGCAGGTCTTCTCTGGCTTCTATTTCGATACTGCGGCTTCCGAGCGCCTCGTAATCGCCGTTCTCAATCGGAACACCGGTACCAAGGATCTCTACTACGGTTCACCCGGAGTCTCGTACAATTCGATCGCAAGCTCGACGATCAACGACGCCTCCCGGTTCGTTTACTTCGCACAGCTCAACGACAAACTCTTCTACGCGGACGGCTATAGCGCCCTGCGTTATGTCACGAGCACGAACACCAACGCGGCAATTACAGCCGGCAAAATCAGCCGCATCGATGTGATCAGGCAGGGTTCAAATCACAACTCGATTCCCACGATCACCATATCGGCTCCGCCAAGCGGTGTAACCGCTACGGCCACCGCCATTGTGGCCAATGATGGCAACCTAGTTGCGATTACCATCACGAACCCCGGCAGCGGTTACATCACGGCTCCTACGGTTTCGATCTCACCGGCAAACCAGTCCCACGCGGTCGCATTCGTATCACTCGCCGCTCCCGCCAAGCCGCTCTATCTCACCACCCACACCAACCGTCTGTGGGCCGTGTCCGCAGATACCACCATCCAGCCAGATACCCTCTACTTCTCGGACATCCTCGATGGCGAGTCGTGGGATCCGCTCGGTTCCATCCGTGTCGGTGGCGATGGTGATCCAATCCGCGGTCTCTACTCGTGGTTCGGTTACAAGCTCCTCGTCTTCAAGGAACGCTCAATTTGGAGCGTAGATGCCGATCCTACGCAGGATCCAGCCGATTGGGTCATCACACTCATCTCGGGCAATATCGGCTGCTCCTCGCACCGTTCGATCACCGCTGTCGGTGCCGATGTCTTCTTCCTGTCCCGCGACGGCATCCGCTCAATGGCGCAGATCCAAGCGGGTACCCAGACCAGCGTTGGCCTCGCGCTCAGCAGCCCGATCAACGACCTGATCAGCCGCATCGACAAGACCAAGCTGGAATACTGCGATGGCGTGTTCTGGAACAACCGCTACCTCTTGGCCGTTCCGTTCGTTACCGCTGGTCCGTTCTCCATCGGGTTGGAAAGCGAAGAGGCACTTCTGCTCGAATCCGGTTCTTCAATCGAACTCGAAGGAACCTTCAACCAGAACAACGCGGTCATCGTCTACCACTCACTGGCCCGCTCGTGGCTCGGTTACTGGGACAACTGGCAGGTCAACGACTTCATACCCACCGCCTTCTCGAACTTCGGCCCCGTGCTCATGTTCGCCGGCGACATCATCTCGCTCAGTGAAGGTGCGGGCCAAGTCTGGTCTTTCAACGACTACCTACCCAACACCCGCCTCAGCCCCGTGCAGCAGTCTGCTTACCTCGACGGCGGTAGCACCTACCAATCCACGGTCATCACCAAGGCGTACAACCTCGGGGAACCCATTCCGGACAAGATCGGATACAGCATCCAGATCGCGCTTGATAATCCGTACGCTTCGAGCATCGGTGCCTCGCTCTCATACGCCACAAACATGAGCGGGACGTTCACCTCGATTGATCCAGCGATCAGCATCCCGAGCACCCAGAAGTTCCTGGCGGCTTACAACCTCATCAGCCGAGGACGTTGGAACAACATCCAGTTCAAGATCAACACGACCAGCGGAAGCCGGTTGAGTCTCCAGTCCACGATACTTTCTGGCTTTGTTGATTCTGTGCGTCCTCAGCAATGACCGCACATCCCACCATCATCGAAGCGGCACAACTGCTGAGACAACATTGGCCTACTTGTTCCACGTGGAACGATGATCAGTTGCTCAACTGGATTGGAATCTTCAATGCCAAGAAGCTGATCGGAATTGTGAAGAACGAGGATGGTAAGTGCGTTGGCGTAGGGGCTGTTCGATTTCTCAACTCGATAGAGGAGTCCGAGGATCTGAACAACAACTTCCCAGACGGTCACATCGCGTGGATCGAGATCGCTATTGGTGCTGAGCCATATGCGGTTCAGACACTCTGGTTGGCCATGATGGGGCTGTGCTCGAAGAACGTCACCAAGCTGGGTGGGTTCCGCAAAGGCATTTCCCGTTTGTACGATTTTGACAGGTACTCCAAACTACTGATGAACCGAAGGATTTCCTATGGGCGGATCATATAAAGCACCAGATATGGCAGCGGCCAACCGGGAAGCGGTTATGGCCGGAATTGAAACTTTTCCGCTCCAGCGCGAGATTGAGGCAGCATCCCGGATTGGAGAGACAGTCCAAGTTCCAATCTACAAGGATGGAAAGGAAACCGGTCAGTTCCGAACGGTTGATTTTAGCAAGACATCAGATATCGCGCTGACCAAAGCTATCGGCCAAGCGCTTGCTGATCTTGCTCCGGTTCAAGCCCAACGCCAGCTTGAGGCGTCTCAACTGTACGGCACCAAGTTCGCCGAACAACGGCTTAAAGAGCTTCAGGCTCTTGATCCCGAGCGGTATGGCACTGCTGCTGCCGATGGAAGACCCGGAACTCCCGGTCTCTATTCCCAGTTCCTAAGCGATATCAGCAAAGCTCCCATCTCTGAGACTTCTCCTGCCGCTCCTTCCTACGAGCGCGTGGGCATGCCTACTGGCCCGCAGGATACCGGCTACGCACAGTCCATCCGCAGCGATCTCGAGCGCCAGATCGGAGCCGGTCTTGCTCAGGCTGGCACTCTCGATCCCACGATGATCCGTGCTGCCGAGCAAGCCGCTCGCGCCCGCGGAACCGCTACCGGCAACATCCTCGGCAACCTGTCCGCTTTCCGTGAGGCTCGCGCCGTCAACGAGGCGATCGCCAACGCGGATGTGCAGCGCCGGCAGCAAGCCATTGGTCTGCTCCAGAGCGGCCAGACTACGAGCGATGTCGCCAATCGTCAGGCGCAGGAGGCGTTCAACAACATCCTCGCGGCCACCGGTCAGCGGAATACTGCGATGCAGCAGAGCTTCGCCGGTCAGATGGCCGCGCAGCAGCAGCAGCAGGCCAGTCGCCAGCAGAACATTGCCAACATCCAGTCTGCCCTGGGACTCCAGCCGATCGTTTCGCAGGCTTCTCAACTTGGAGGTCTTCAACAGGGCGCTTCGCCATTTGCTGTTCCTCAGCTCATGCAGGGAATGCAAATGGCAAGTCCAGCTCAGTCGATGCAGATGGGTTCGAGCTTCGCACTACAGAACGCTCAGAACGCGTTTGAAGCCTCGAAGGCCAATTCTCCTCTTGCCATTGCTCAGGGCGTCACAAGCAGCATCGGAAACCTCGGTCAGGCATTCAGCGGATTCGGCCTTGCCGGCTGCTACGTGGCCCGCGAGTGCATCCCAGATCAGTGGGAGGCGTTCTACTTCTGGAAGGAACTTGTTGGTCCCAAGTGGTTCAAGAGCTTCTACGACAGCAATGCCGAGAAGTTCGCCAAGTGGATCAAGGACAAGCCGAAGACCAAGAAGCTCGTGGCCAACTGGATGCTCGGTCGAATCAAGAGCCTCATCCCGAAAGCCTGATCAATGGCAAACGATACCAGCACAGATACGTCAGGATCTGGAACGGATTCATCAAGTCCGAATCAGGCGTCTGAGAGGCTATATCTTGCCGGCGACCAGTATCTGCCATGGGGAGCAATCATTCCTGGCACGGGTGGACTTCGAGTTGGAGATGAATATGTCGATAACGCTGGGAATCGCTGGGACTGGCAGATCGATGACTGGGAATACAATAGGCCAGCAGTCGATCTATCGACCCCTCCAACCCCTAAGTTCGGACCAGTAACTCGATCCGGATACGCTCAGCCTCCCGTAGATCCGCTGAGCTACTACTCGACTCCTGAACCGACTCCTGAACCGACTCCGTACACTGGTGGGCCAACAAGGTGGTGGGAAATCAATCGTCCCGCTTTGGATCTGAGCAATATCCAGACGTTTACTCCGGTTTCATCGCCTGCTCCTGAGCCAACCTCGCCTCCTGTATCTCAGCAACCAACCTACAGCAGCGAGGGAGAAGACTCTGGAACCAGCCTGATAACCGATGAAAACAGGGAAAGGTACATCAGGGAAGGCGGGATGAATCTTCAGGGACCATCGGAACCCACTCCGGTGAATCCTCTTCCTGAGACATCTCTCCCAAAGGTGGAAGATGTTAATACCAACATTTTTTCAGGCGTTGTCACAAACCCCGTCCAAGGAGGCGAGAAGCCTTACTACATAGAGGACACTGGTGTTGCCGGCCCCGCTATAGAGAGCAAGCCTATCACT